ATTATTATACCTCATACACATATAATTCTCAAGGCTTTGTTGAATCTTCTACAACAGAAATAAAAATACAAGCAACAGGTGTAACAAGGAGCAAATCTGTATGTATGATGAAATATAATGATAAACTTAATTTTAGTGATGTTAAAACACAGAGTATTAATTATGTTGATATGAATGGTATATTAAGAGACCCATCTAAATATGATACTACATCTATAGTATATAGCTTTATATATGATGGGAGCAAAGTAACAATTAAAAAGACAACTACCACCACACACCATATTGAAAATAACCATACTACAGTATATGAAGATAAAGAAAAGGATTATTTATATATTGACTTAGATGATAAAAATAGAATGGTAAAATTTTGGAATAACTCTGGTCAGGAGCAAACATTTGACTATGATGAAAAAGGGAATTATATTAAAACCAATATTATTTCTAAAACTTCAAGCTACTCCTTACACCATGCTTACGATACAAATAAAAACAATATACATGAGGTGTTCCCATGCTCTTTTTCAGGTAGGATTTTGAGTACAGAAAATCAAATTAGTGAAATATTCTTTTTATCTGTAAATAACCCCCTTATAATTAATCATAAAGAGCCTATAACACCATCTTCATCACCATCTATTTCATATAAATATGAGTATAACACGGAAGGGTATCCTATTAAACAAACTTCTTTAACAGAAACAGATAAAAGATCTCGTGAGCTTATTTATTGATCAAGTGGGTGATCCCATCCTTCTACATCCATAACAAAAGCCTCTGATTTGAGTTTATTTTCTACTTTAACCCATAGGCTCATCTTACGTATATCCATGCCAAGATGTTTGTAGTTTTTTATTTCAATTGTATTTATATCCCCTTTCTTAGAAATAGGTGTATGATTTACCAGACTGTTTGTAACTAAAGAACGGAGTTCATATTTTTTAATTTCTCCTTCACATGTAAAAGTGATTACAATATCATCTCCAATAGCTTTACATGATTTTATCTCAGGTGATTTTGTTTCAGCATCTTTTAAAACATCTTGGCATGTTTTATATACACTTTTTATAGTTGAATAAACTAGTTCTGAAAACTTCTTAGAAAATACATCCTTTGTGAGTTCTACAGGTATCTTTATTTCAGCTATTGGATCAAAATCATTATAACGATGCTCTTTTGAAGCGTAAAGCTCTCCTGTTATAATAAGCTCTGTATCTTTTTCATGTGAAGAAGATACTCTTTTAAATCTAACGTATCCATCTTTTAAAGAAAGTCCGTTATTTAGTGTTATTTCGTCTTTTACAATTATTCCCATATATATTTTAATTAAGCTATTCTTTGTATAAAAATTAGTTGATAATAAGGTGGTGTAAAGTTTATAGCCGTACCTGATCCTGTGTTGCCTGTTGCACCTCCGTGTGTATGACTACCAGTTGATCCAGTTGCTCCTCCATGATAATGATTAGCGACTTCACTTATAAAATTTTTAGTCTCATCATGTGTATTATTTATATCATCTCCCCACCAAACATAACCCTCATCTCCACCTATAGATGGGCCTTCAACAGAAAATGTCCAAGTAAGAGGACCAAATGGGCCAGAAGCAGCATTAGAAGACCTAATCAAATGAGAATGTTTCCCATCACCAGAAATAGGATGGTTATGATTACCATCGCTTACAATCGTATGGCTATGAGAAGGGAGATTAGCAGTAGCAATAGTAAAAGAGCTTGCCCCTCCAGTAGCACCTGCTGTAGAGCCTCCTAATATAAACTTATTAACAAGATTTGGTGTACCAAAACTTCCGTCACATACAGCAAACCCTAATGGTAAATAGCTATTATAATTCCACATGATAATCCCATTAATAGGAACGCCTCTTGTAAATTCTGTTAATTTAAACGGATTCCCTATAATTGGAGTAGATAAAGTTGCTACGTTAATACCATCAAACCCCATCGCTGGAGCACCTGCTTGCCATTTAGCACGCTTTGTAGTTATAACAGGGTTTGTTGAACCATCAAAAAATATTCTACTATCTATAGAATCAGTATCAACAACAATATAGCCAGTCAATGCAGCAATATTTGTAGAAGGGAAAAATCTGATCTCTCCATCTAAGTAAACATACCCATCTGCGATAGTATAAGGGCCTGCGCCACTTATAGCCATACCTTCTAATACAATACCATTATTATTTAATGATATGCTTTTTAAAAATGTTTTACCATAACGAGATGTTTCATCTTGTATAGTAACAAAATCATCAATATAAATCGGTACACCTCCATTGGCAAAAGATGAACCTGGTGAAACAAGTTTTTTCATACTATATCGTAAATTACTGTGTAGTTAGTCCCAACAATTTTATATTTATCAATAATTGACCTTATAATTTTATCTTGTGTTGATAGCCCAACAGGGCAGTGAACTATAAAATCAAAATCAATCATAAATTCACTCAACTTAAATAAATAAAAAGGTTTATTTTCACTTATTTTATAAAAATAATTTGGTTTATTCTCGCTTATTTTATAAAAATAAGTGTATATAAGTGTATTATAAAAGTTAACTATGTATATCCTTTTAAGCATTGCATCAAACTTTTTATTGAGTATCTCTTCAAAAACAATAGTCTGGGCATTATATTTTGTTCTTTCTACTACATCTGGTCTATAAATATTAAATATCTGATCCCTTAACCATTGTAAAGGGGTAAGTAAATCGCGTATCCAAGCAATGCGCTTAGGCTTCCTCTTATGAGGTGGTATTAATCGCTTAATCTGCTTCTCGTATGTTAGGTCGTAAATACTTGCCATCTATATTGCTAATATCATCGTTATATTTGTTCCGTCTTCCAGCTTGTATGTAGCTGTGTCTTCACGTATCATATACCCAGCAGACGTTTCATAGTCTTTTTTTACTTCTAAATAGTTTTGGACTAGTTTTACTGTACCAGGATCGGTTATAAGAACTGTATCTTGTCTTGTAACGACGTTTTTTAATACAACATCTTTTACACCAGCTACTTTTTGTATAGCATCTTCTAAAGAAGAGTTAGAGAATACACCATCAAATGGGAGTGTAGCTAAATAATTTTCAACGGCTAGGATTACATTTGTTTTAACCGTACTCTCCACATATTCACCATCGTAGTATATATCTAGTTGCAAATAAACTCTATCAGCGTTTTTGGTGAGCAATGTTACTTTTGTTCCAACAAATTGAATTTTTGAAAGATATCCTTTTAAAGAGTTGAATGGAACTGTAGGTACTGGTATTAAGTTCCCTATTGAATCAACAGTAGCTACTTTTACCAAAACAACTCTATCAGCCTGTTGTTTTACAGAGCATCTTTTAATTATCCTAAGTTCTGGTAATACAGGATCATAAGTAGGGTAGAAGTCTTTTAATATTACGACTTGTGGGATGGTAGCACTATATTGGAAGTTAAGAACTTGTCTTTGCATCCATTGTGCTGTACCAGGAACAGCCCGTAATGCAATAAGCTCTAACTCTTCTTTAAAAATATCAAATTTTTGTTCTAAGAAATTTATACAAACAGCTACAATATACCGCCATAAACTCCATTCTGCTGTTTTTGATGGGCTTGTAGCGTCTATATTTGTATTAATTACAGGGTCTGATTGTATCGTTGTTGTAATCTGATCTTCTATTTGCTGTATTGTCCTTGCCATTATAATTGTCCTGTTCTTATTTCAACATTATCTATAATTAAATCAACATTAAGCTCTAGTGGCAGTGGAGCAATGCTATCTATTAGCTTGTCTTGCTCATCACTAGAACTATCAACGCCAGCGGTTATAAAATCCATTTGGTAGACGTACACGTTATCGTGGTTAGTGTCTGTTCGCTCTTCTGATCTCATCATAGGTGAGCATTGTGCTGGTCTAAAATTTGTTAATGCTTTAAACAAACTATCTCTGAGTTCAAAAAAACCAATTTCTTCATTTGATAAGCTGCTATCTGGATTTATAACTCCTCCCTGACTTAAAGCCAAGTTCTCAAACCCTATATATAACCTTATAACTAAATCAACACCTTGTACGCCTTGCCCTAGCTCTTGATAAGACAGTTGTGGGAAATCTATAAAGACGCAAGGGAAATCAAATGCACTTTCTTTATCCATATTATCAAACTGGTTGTTATATATCCTGACTGTCTTTACAGTAGGTATATCGGTAAATATTTTACCTCTTAAATCAGTGAATATGTTACTTAATAAAGAAGGCATTTATGCTTTAAAAATTTTATTTAGTTCTGATTTAATAATACTTATATTTTGTTGGTTTAGCTTTTTTGAATTTCCCATAAACTTTCTTTTTGGCATCTTAAAACCCCTCCCTCTACCTGCTTTTAAACCGTAATTATGAACGGCAGCATAAGGTAAGTTGCTTGTGATAACTATCTTATTGAAAGATGATTGAGATACCTTTATGCTTCTTCTTAAAGCTCCAGTATCTACTAATATAGCCCTACCAGAGCTTCTTCTTGATCTATTATCTCTTTTTTGCCATTTTTCTAAGCTATTATCAGTAAAGCCTTGATTACGAAAACTTTGTAAAAAAAAGTTCTTAGAGTTATTAGATACTAAAACAGGGATATTCCTTTTAGCATCTTTTAAATTTCTTATCTTCCTATTTATGCTTTCTCTAAGTGTCATAATCTATTCTTCTGGTATAGAAAATCCAAAGTTTCTATCGGAATATTCTTTATACTGTTTATCTACCTTAAAATAAGGGTGCTGATCACTGAAAATAACCTTATCTTTCCCAGCATTCATCATAAATAGATCAGGTACATCATCAGGTTGTTTAAACCCTTTTATGTCTGTCTCTGTAGCTTCTGGAAGTTGTATAACATTGCATCTACAATTCCAGCCATTAGGTGGATAATAGTTATTCCAAAACTTATCATCTACTCGTCGTATAATATTATCAAGTTCTTGGTGAGACTTACGTACTCTACCATCACTTACTGTCTGATACTGTAGATAGGGGAGTATATCTTTATTTTTCTCAACATCTAGCCATTGTGATGCTGATTGGGCTTGGCTTATTGCTGTATTGTATTCTGTTTTTAAGAAATTAGAATTATAATCCTCAAATACAGATAGAGCCTTTTTCTTAAAATCATTGAAAGATAAAACGCTTCCTTCTTCTGTTAAATAGCTAGACATTTCTTTTACTTGTTGAAATGTTTTTGCTCCAGAGAATATATAAATATTGTCTTTTAGTGCTTTAACCATATTATAGTCTTGGCTTCCAAACTCAAGCTCACCAAGGCTACCCCCAAAAATTCTATATATTGATTTTGTTAAGAAATCACCTGTTTTAGTATAGATGTTATTTGGGAGATTCCATACGTTTACTATATTCTTATATATTTGCTCTATAAGTGTTGATGCCTCTTCTTCTGTAAATGGTTCTTTAAACTCATTAACAATAATATCATGTGAACAGCAATTGTTCCCATAGAAAAGCTTAACATCTCCTATTATACCCATACTATCATTGACTAACTTTTTTTCGCCCCCATCTCTCAAGGGTATATTTTTAATTTGAGGTATAATAGGAGATTGTTGCAAAACTTGTTTAACAGGTATACCGTATTTTTCTGTTATGTATGATTCATCTACATCGTACTTGCCTGTATTCAGTATATTTACTAAAAGCTCTGATTCATCTTTGAGTGTTAATTTATCTGAATAATCAAACTTGAAATAGCAGTTTTTTAAATCAAATCCAAGAGCTACCATTCTAGGTATAAGATCATCATTGATTAAAAACTCTATAAATCTCCTGTCTTTTTCTCCATATTCATCAGAAACATCTTGGTGTACTTGGGCTTGTGACTTTGAGCTACCATCTTCTGTAGTCATAGTCTGGCCAAGTATAGCCTTGCTTATCTCTTTATTACATAGGTTTATAAGTTCGTTATAAACATTAAATGAATCGCTGTTTGATGTTTCTATAAATTCTAAACTAGTCTCAGGATCAAATAGGCCGTATGCTGCCTTACCCATTTGCTTTAACATAGTTTCCATAGATCGCCTTGCTTCGAAGTCTTTCATATTTGTTTTACCTATTCGTATAGGCATACCAAATAATTCAGAATAGTCGGACCATGCAGCTACAACATTTCTTTTATATATAACCCAAGGCGCTACTACGTTCAATAGACCAAGGTTATATTCATGGCCAACGCCAATATACCAGTTATGGTATGGTTCTTCTCTATAATCTATACCCGTTACATCAGATGGTGTTTTTACTACAATATGAAACTCAGGTTTTACAAATACACGTGGTATTAATTCAACTTCTTTATAAGAATCATCTACTATATCATCAAAGCAAATAAGAGAATAACCCCAGAAAATGCTATCCAATGAATAGTTCATAAAATCATAAAACCATCTTGTCTTAAATAGTCTTGTTTTTTCTGGTATCTCATTACCATCTTTATCACATATTTTAAATGGCTTTGATAGTGTTTTGTTTTTTCTAGAGTTTATTACAGCAGTAAGGTGAGAATCTAGTAATATGTCTTCATAAATCTCATTATAAAGTGTACTGCGATAAGGATTTATTATATTCTCCGCTGCACTTAATGCATTACGCCATTTTTTAATGTCTAATGCTGACCTTGTTTTTGAATTATAAATAATATTTTCTTTAATATCTATTTTCGTAATAGATGATATATCCGCCTTATTAGGCTTTATCTTAGAAAAATTGATAGGTATATTTAATCCAAGTACTTTCATTAGAAATTATTATTTTGTTTTTCATAAGAACCCCAACTTATAGGTAATTGGAAATCTATTTTTTCAGGTAGGTCAGCATTAACAAGTCCATGTGCTACATTTTTAAGCCACCCTATTGCACCCCCTTTTTGCTCAGGGGAATTCCCATCATATCTTTCTTTTCTTAACTCAGGTATGTTTCTAGGATTGATTCTGCTATGAAGATGATATAATGCAATATCAATTAAACATGCTTTTAGTTGTTCATTACGATTATCCCCCTCTAGCCAAGATAATGTATCTGTTGGCAAAACACTAGAAAAACTAGATGGATAAATATCCCAATAATCATTATTTGGTGTAGGTATTATATTTAATGATGTCTGTTTACATATAAATGCACTATAATAGTATTTGACTATGTCATTTTTTTGATATTTTTGGCTATAATCAAAAATTGGTATACTATAAAAATTAGTTGAATATATAGTATCATTTTTATACTGTGGTATCCAATATGTAGGGTCAGTAGGCAGATTGCCTTGAGTATACCCTACCATATCGTTATTTTTTTTATATATAAAACCGCTATAAGAAACGTTTGTATTTACAGTATAAGTAATATTGTTTTCCCATGCTGGGAAGTTGGCATAAATACGTTCGTATATCCTATATTGCTTATTACTATCATAAGGTTGGTTTGTCTCATTGAATATTTTCTCTATATAATACCTTTGTGATAAATAACTTGTCGCCTCAGCTATTGAAAGTAGTATACACTCATTAAGATAAAAATCATTCCCACCTAATATTTGATTTAGGTTATCTTTTTGTATATGCTTTTCAAAGTCTTTTTTAATTAGGAATGCCACAAGGCAAAATTATGGCATAAGATATTGATTGTTAACGTTTTAATTCAAAATAGATCGGTTTTATTTGTATTTTAATAAACATATATAAACATATAGATTTATAAAAATAAAGCCACCTAATATAGATGGCCTTATAAAAAAAAGAAACTGTATGTAAGTAAATAAATTATGAAAAAACCCTTGCAAAATTAATAAACTCTATTCTCTCTTGAGCCAATAATATAATCTAAATTCCTTTTCCCTGTTATATACTGATTAAATTCAGATGAGAATATATAACAAATTAAATAATCATTCGCATCTGAACAATGGCCATACTTCTCATAACTTGTCTGAGTAGTAGGGTCTTTATACTTCTTCTTGTCTTTTGTACCATCTGAAGCTTCTTTCAGGTTTTCATAATCGGCTATAGTGTTGTAGCAATGGTCATCGATTAGAATTTTTATGCCCTCATAATTATTTTCAAATATGGAGTTTATGAAATTGCCTCTTGGTACAATATTTGGAGCTTTTATAGCAACCCTTCGGATAGGATTATAAGATTCAAGTTCTTTATCTACTATACTATAATCATTATATCCCCTTTCTGTTCTTGTGTCCTCATGCCTACCGGAAGGATCGCCATAATAAAAAATGCCTGCGTCATGGGTTGGATACCTGTATTTAAATTCTTTACACAACCCCTTTGTTGTATTATTCGGTGATTTAGAGCATATCTCGTCTATTTGATAAGCATTCTTACCATCTATTTGCCATATAGTCATTGTACAGTAAGGCTGCACGTTAAAGTCAAAAGAGATGTGGAGAGGAACTGATTGATTATATGATAGCTTTTTAACATGTTTTACACGGTCAAACTTCTTATAAAACTCACCACCTCTCTGTATTTTACCCCATAATCCTAGTTTATAAACTTGATAATAAACGGGGTTAGTATTTATTAGCTCATCCAATCTAGCCTTATACGCATCAGGTAAAAACTTATTATCCAAATAGGTTGTATGTAATAAAAGATAATTAAGACTTATTTGCTTCCCAGAAACCTCATCTAGTGTGTTTTTATTATAGGTATATGCTTTATTATTTTCTGACCCCTCTGGGAAAAAGTATTTATTTATCCAATGGTTTTTATCAATAGGGTTAAATGAAAGGATGTATTGTACCTTTTCCACCTTCTTAGTCCTTATACGCAAGCCAAGTTGTTCAATATCACGTTGTTCACAATCTGTAGCTTCCTCAACCCATATATCCGTAGGCTCTTGTATAGATTTTATCTTCTCTATTTTATCTAGCCCTTGCGCAAGCATCATATTCCCATTGCTGCATATTATATCCATTGTAGATTCTTTTGCAGAGAAGAAATCCCATAACCCAAAATCTGTTATTACATCTTTAAATAGTTGAAACTGGCTATCCCTTATGGATTCTGCTGTCTTACGGCAGTAAATAAGACGGTAATAAGGATTTTTAAGGCATTTTATTATCTGCTTTTGTGCTATAAACACGGACTTACCAGAGCCACTACCACCCCAATACACCTCATAGTCATAGTTTGTAGATAGGTATGGTATATAAACGTCATTGAATAGTTCTTTTCTAAAGTTTATATTTACCTTAGTCATCTAGGAATTGGATTGATCTATATGGTCAATAGGAGGGAGACCTACTTCTATAACTGTCTTACCCCTATGGTCCATCTCTTGGCGTTCAATATATCCCCTTTTTTTACCTTTAGTCTTCAAGTAGAATATAGTAGCGGATGGATTAGGTGGTTCTTGATAAACTACACTTTCCCCTGTAGGGGATTTCACTTCACGATGAACACCATCTATTAATCTAAACAGTTTACTCTCAGCAAAATCTAAAGCTACGTCAGATATTTCATAAACTGCTTCTTTAAATTCATTATCTTCATGTGTCCATCGATAAAATGTTTGTCTGCTGATATTAGCCATTTTGCACGCATCAGTAACTACTCCTAAGCATTTTTCTAATGCTTCTAGAACCTTTTTTTTTATGTCACTATTGTCACTCATTTTTAATAGGTTTGTTAATTTTTAATGATTTTTCTTATTTAACTTTCTCTAATATATCCAATGCAAATTTATTCTTTCTAAACCAAATACTATCTATAATTTGGAGTGTTACGGATGGGTAGTATTTAGCCATACGCTTTATTTTAGTTAATGACTTTTTATCCATGTATCCTTTTATCTCATAGTATGTTTCTTTTTTGTTTTTATCTATTACCTTAAAATCAGGCTTATAGGATACAGTACCTCTTTTTATTCCTTCAAACCAGAATGTATCAGGTTCATAATACCAATCTAGGATTTGGTTATCTTTTTTTAGTGCCTCCAAATAGTGTGCATAGGCTATTTCATACCCACTTTTAAAGTAATGTGTTTTGCCACCTATAGTAAGGGTTTTTTGTATATAGCTTCGTTTATTTGATTTTGTTTTTATAAGCATTTTTTTTGGTTTTTAACTTTTTAATTAATTCTATTTCTGATTTTGTTAAAGGTACTTTTTTAAGTACACGGTAGTATCTGTCTTTTGTAGAATAGTGCCTTATCTTTAAGAAAGCGTAGTAATTGTCTTTGTACCTATCAAGCATTTTAGGGGTTCTTATTTGCCATAGGTAGTAGTCTTTAACAGAGCTTCTCCAGTCTGTGTATACAGCATAGGTTTCACTTTCTCCTACGGCTGTAGTCTTTCTATTCTTAGCCAAACGCATACCAAATAGGTTATGATTATCCCTAAATATAGGAGAGGAGAAATAGTATGTTTCTAGTTTAGCCTGCCTTAAAACAATGTCTATATGTTTAATACCTATCTCTTTCATGTAGAGTATTAAACTATCTACTGGGAATTTAGGGGTTCTTATTTGCCATAGGTAGTAGTCTTTAACAGAGCTTCTCCAGTCTGTATATACAGCATAGGTTTCACTTTCTCCTATGGCTGTAGTCTTTCTATTCTTATCTGGCCTCATACCAAATAGATTATGGTTATTCCTAAAGATAGGAGAGGAGAAATAGTATGTTTCTAGTTTGGCTTGTCTTAAAACAATGTCTATATGTTTAATACCCACTTCTTTCATGTAGAGTATTAGGCTATCTACTGGGAATGGGCTGTTATCTTTCTTTTTAGTTTTACTAGAAGAAGAAAATAAAAGTATACCAAGCAAGGGTATTATTCGTATCAATATTATCATTTTTTTATTCATATAATATGTCTATTAATGTAGTTATGCGCAATGCGTTAAACTAGGCGTTAGCACCAATACTACTTTAGTGCATATAATTCAAATGACGATAAAGCCCTGCCAGCTTTCAATTTGCCATCGGAAAAGAGCCTTAATAAACCACTCTTTTTAAGGCAATCAATACTCCACCCTTTTGGCGGTATTATAGTTGGTAAGTTTCCTTTCCACTCTCCATAACCACCTATGCCATCAATATGTATAACATCACTACATCCACTCAACCTACAAAAAGGCTCTTTCCCTTTCACCGCAACAAAGTCCATACATCTAAAGCCGCTATCGTGTATATGTTTTGTAGGCAATATTATCATACTATCAAACTCGCCTATTTCCTCATCCCATTTCCGTTCAGGCAGGGCTTCTAATTCCTTTTTAGACCAATATTCAAATGATTTGACCGTACTGGTGCTAACAAGCGGTAATACGGCATTGCCTTCCGCTTCGTTGATACTTTTTTCTGTGTTCATAATTTTGTTCTTTTTTTTAAGTTTTTACTAATTTGATACTTCGGCAACGACCGCATACCGCCAGCCGTTAGCAAACATATTAAGAAGCATCCTGCGTTTTGGATTGTTCATCGAAATAATTTTGCCAATCTTGTTTCCATTTATAATGTATTTCTACACCATCCGAAATTGAGAATTTACCTTTCAATTTTTTTAATCGTTCTTGAAGCCTAATTATTAAGTCTGCGTGTTGGTATCCAATTCCGAGTTCAGCCATATTGCAAGCCATTCTCAAAAATTCAATTTCTTCTTTTCGGTCTTTAATTTTTACATCCATTGTGTTTAAATTTATGATTATTAATAAAATACGTTTGCTAACACTGTGTATCATCAATAAGGTCGTTAGTGTAACTTGCAAAGTCTGTAATCCGCTTCAACGTTGGTGTATTTCGATAGTAACTGCCACGCAATCCCTTACTGAATGATACACTCAACGTTAGCAAACAGCTTAAAAAGAAAGCGTAGCGAAATCATCTTGATTAATTCCAAATACTGATTCATATTCTGATAATGGTAAAGAAGTAAAATGTTCGTATCCTGGAGAGAACTCACCAACTCCATTTACATATTTTAAATATTTTTGTTTTAAACCTTTTTTTAAATAAAAAGATTTAATTAATTCCTGTTTTTTTTCCCAAGTTAATTCCATAATAAATTCTATTTTTTCTATTTTTTTAATTTTATTTCGTGATTATAAATTCGCTCAATCTCATTTTGAATATCTTTTACTACTTTTTTTATAATAGTTCCTATCGGTATGTTAAATGTCATGTGACTAAATTTAGGCTCATGTGTGTCATTTTCAAACGGTGATTCTTGAAGATAATCAACATTCCATATAGTTAGTTCTAGCATTGAATCGGATAATTCTTTCATTGTAAAATGCATTCGTGCATCGTCATTAACTCTTTCAGATTTATCTTTTAAATCTTCAATCGCCAATATAGTATTGACTATTGTTTGTAATTGTTCTAGGTTAGTTATTTTTGGTTGCATTTGTTTTGTTTGTTCAAAGTTAATCAATCTTTCGCAATTATGCAACTATCTTGTAAATTATTTTTAGCATTATATTGTGATTTTAAAGTAAATTGTTATTATTTTCTATTAAATATACACCAATATCACATTATGTTGTGATTTTTACATCACTTAAAATGAGTTCTATAATTGCAATATTTAATTCATTGTCGATTAGTGTTACTATCATCTGTTAACGGTTAATTCTGTTTTAGCGAAGCTCAAAATACTTCTTATCGAATCGCATCTGTGTGTAATTCCACGATTATATCGCTCTGCTAGTTTTAATAAATAAATGTATTCCTTACACTTTGCATTCGTGTATTTAGTTAATACGGTTGGTGCAATGTTCTTTAGATTAACGTCACTCATTAATTCCTTAAATACACTTTCTAACTTATCGTTTAGATAGTACTCCGAATCAGCAACACACTTTCCGCTATTTCCTTGCCATGCGCTTAATTCGTTTAAATAGCTTAATAATGCTGGATAATCACTCTCGTTTATTTCTTGTGAAATTAGCGTGTTTATGTGGCTAAGCTGTTGTGTTATTTCTTGTATTGTTAGTTTCATAAACTTAATGTATTATAATATTCTCTAGCCTTAATTATTTTTGCTTTCATTCTTTCAATTTCCGATTCATCATAATTATACTCAAATGTTTTAATTCTTTTTTCAATCGGCAAATGTGAAAATGTATGATTTCTTCTAATTTGATTTGCTATCTCATCTTGATTAAAAAAGTCATCTGTTATTTGCATTTTTAACTTAGATAATTGATAATTTATCTCTTTATTCAAAAGTTGTTCAGGTGTATCAATTCCGCAGTAACGTAATTTGAATTTATTTTTATTTCGCAAAAACATATAGCCAAAACCTTGCCATTTGTAATCTGAATTTTCTTCTATATTGAAAAATGTTTTTAAGCTCCAAGAACATTTTGTATCTTCAATGCAATCTGATAATTCAATATCAAATTCACCTTGAATATAATCATTTTCAAATCTTAATTTGTTTTTTTCTCTATATTCAGAATCGTATTCAGTTAATAATTCTATTGCTTGTTGCTCACAATATAATCCTTTTATTAGTTCGCTAGTAATAACTACATCTTTGTATCCGTAGTTGTTCATTAGCCATATTTCTCTAATATGAGATTTTGCAGTTTCACTTAATTCTTTTTGGTCAATTCCTTTTCTTGGGTTGCTCATTATTGCACCTAAAGATGAACATCTAAATTTTATTTCTTTCATCCCTATTCTCCTTTTCATCTAATCTCATATTCATCTCTACAAGCCATTTTAAGCTACTTTATTTTCTTACCCTAAGAAGTTTACCATACTCGTGTTAAAATGTCTATATAAGCCTCTCAGACATCTGTGAGTATGTGATATGACTTCTAATTCCACTTAACATATCCTTTTTCAACTCCGTGACCACAACAAGCGTGAGTTGCACCCTTAATTTCTCCTATACAAGCATCATATCCTTCTTCTGTTTGTATCTTGTTAGGTTTACCTACTAACATCGTTGCCATTGCTAATACTATCATAATTTATTCCTCCTTTAATTTAGGTGTATAATATAAACATATCTTACCATTACTACAATCCCATGTATCATATATATTACCATCTATTACAACTGTCATATGACTTTGAATAGTTATAATATAAATACCTTTATTATGTAAACTAGCAAATTCTGATACACTATATTTAGTATTATCTGATTTCTTAGGTTGCTTATTTCTTACATAACCTATTTCCTTAAAATATCTTTCATATACTGATTGTGCATTAGGTAAATTCTTCATTTCAAACCCTATGTTAAATAAATCAATATATACTTCATCATATGGTTTACATAATGCTTTAGATATTGCACGAATTGCACAATCTGATGATGAAGTTTTATTTAATGGATTTGCATTGTAATTTATATACATTATTAGTATTCTCCTTGATTTACGAATAATACTAATGTATATTCATCTGTGTCAATGTCAATATCTACAATTTCCATATTATTTAACTCTTTCATTGAAATTATTGATTCATACTTACCTTTATAAATAATCCCAAGTCTTTTACCATCAAATTCATTATATATCCTTACGCATTGAATATCCTTAGATAACTTTTTAGTTACATCAGACACTCTTAAAACATCAGATTTCTTTTGAATTTCTTTGAACATAATTTTATTCTCCTTCGTTATTTTATTTTATACCCTATTATACCATACCATTTACTTACTGTCAATCATTTTCTTTATATTTATTTCACTATCTACATCAACAAACCATTTATAGAATGTTAAGAATGTTTTATTAGTTTTACGATTATTTATAACACGTTCGTTTATATCTTTTCTCAGCTTAGATAATATCTCTTTATTATATTCAATAAATCCGACTGAGCTTTTTTGATTTAACACAATGTCATATTCATAGCAATAATATTCACAGTCAAACTCCTCTAAAATCCTTTGCTTGATATTCTTATAATATTTAAAGCATTTAGATTTATCAGAATTTATATCATCTATTGTATGGTATCTATTACAACATAAATCCTCATCATATATCATTGGGAATTTTTCTAATTCTTCCCTTTGGATAAATAAAAATATATCCTCTTGTTGTTTAGTTAGTCTGACACGACCTATCTTATTATTTCTATTAGTTCTCTTTATAGCATATCCTATACAGCAATATCTTTTATATGATAGCAACTTTTCTCTCTCAAGGTCATCTAGTGCTTTTAATACATGACGCTTCGCATTGTTGTCAAAACTATCATAAAATTTATCTAGGTCGGTTTCGGTAAATATCTCATTATTATAAACGGGGATTTTATCTTCCATAGCTAGGTTTAATATTGTATTCTTATGTCGTTTACTATATGTGTAATTATGGTTGATTAAAGATAGTCCATAATATAATTCAGATAGTAATATAGGTCGGCTAGTTATATCATTTTCACATAGTATCATAATCAAACAAGTCTTTAACATTGTATTATAGGCTGATATTATCTGTTTATATTCTTTGTCATCGTCGGTCAATATTGAATCAAATGTATATCGTGTGCCATTTTTGATTAAGGTAAACTCATTAGCCCACTTTTTTAATTGACATATTTTATTACCACTATTTGTATGATATGGTTCATCTAATTCTTGACAAATATCTTTATATGTTAAAGTGGATTTATTATCGACTAATTCTTGTAATCTTTCTCTATTCATTTATTCACTCCTTACTTTAAATTTAAAATGCTCACCATTTATATCCCACATATTAAAATATTCACACTCAAATATTATATGGTCTATCTGAGGTGAGTCAATTATTTGTAAATATAAATCCTTTGGTATATTATAATTATATTGGTTAAGAATATTTCTTATATCTTGATTATTCATTTACCCTCCACGCACGTTCCATAGATTTAATATTACAATATGGACACATCTTAGTTTCATCTTCTTCGTCAATACTTGTTAATGTTATGCCATACAGATTTTCTTTAATAGAAATTGTATAATTCTTATTATGCTTAAATCCACAATACTCTTTATCACTAATAAAAGTTGCATTATAAAATGTATTATATTCAATCATTATTTCTCCTTTCTGTTTAATAATTAATATCTTCTTTAAATATAAAAGATTTATAAAAAATATCATTTTTCGATACCATTGTACAATCCCTAGATAATCCATATAAACGAAGAAAAGTTCCATTTTTATTAATTTTACCATTAACATCTAATATTTCATATAGAACATAATAAGCATCATATGTATATTCATCATATCTTATTTCTAAATTAGTATAATATTTATTTTTATATTTGAATATCATATCACCATATGTTTTATTAAAATCACTCATAAGTTTGTTTTTTTTATTATTTAATTCTTCTTTTAGTATCTGAATTTCTCTATCTATATCTTGTTTTCTCTCTATAATACATTTT